CCTGTCACCAGGGACATGGTTCGTGGGGTCACTGATGAGGGTGATTTTGACGATCACTTCACCGCTGAGGACTATGACCGCAGACGCTACCAGCGTGACGGTTGGGGAACTGTCCCTGGTGACAGGTGGGTGTGACCATCACCCGCTATAATAAAGACATCAACCACACAGGACAACACATGACCGCAACCACCATGACACAGGACACCACCTACAACGGATGGACCAACTGGGAGACATGGTGCGCCAGTCTCTGGATCAACAACGAAGAGCACCTCTACAGGACTGCTCGCATCTATGGTCACAGTGGCTATGAGCGCCTCATCCCCTACCTTGAGGCATACGGCGAGACCAACGGCGACGACCTCAGATGGGATGACCCAGGCATCGACCGTGACGAGATGGACGAGATGCTAGAGGAGTTGTGCGACATGGTGGGATACTAGAGCACAGCACTAGGGGACAGGGGGCAGTAATGTGCCCCTTTTTTTATTGGTCGCGAAGCGCCAAGCGATTCCAAAAATGCATGACTCCCCTAACCTACAAAAGTATCCAGACGACCGATAAATATATTTGGAAATTGGTTTTTCAAAACCATGAAACTAAAAAAAATTTCCCAGCAAAAAAATGCCCCAAAAAGTTGACTTTAGCGACTACGACAATATCTTAGCAAACTTTGACCAGTTCTGTGATGAGTTTGAGAGTCGTGCGTCCAATGCATATATGAAAGGAGATCAAAACGATGGAAGAGTTATTGGAGAGACTGAACGAATTGGAGAGGACACTCCTATGGCAGTCCGAGAAGTTAAGCAACCTGGACCAGCGCCTCTCCCAGCTTGCGAATCCGTCGTTGATGTACAAGCGACCAACGGGTGAGGATTACGAGACCATTGGGCAGACGCTAGATTACCTTCACAATAATGTCGAAGGACTCAAGGGTGATTTACTCAAAATAGCAAAAGCAGTCTAATGTCTATTGAACAAGAATCAAACGTTGTCGGATTAACACCCGAGGAACTCAAAAACCCTGGACCAAGGACAGTTGGTATAAGCACTGTAGACGGTCCTAGCACAGACGGAAGCTGTGCTTATGCTGGATTGCCTTTAGCAGGGACTATAGAGGTCTCTGAGAACGTTATGCTAGGGACTGAGAAGGCAACGCTAGGACCTTTCCAGTATTATGCTGAGGATAGTGTCTTAACACCTGCTGCTGGTGCTCCTACCCAACCGTTAGCGATTTGTTTACCGAGGGATAGGCAGTTCATCAGAGTCAATATGCATAATGTGTATATCAATGGTAAGATGCCAATGACTTCTACAGATTTTACAGAAGCAACAGGAACTGCACCATTAAGAGCCTTGACAGGACCGAACACTCAGACTAAAATAGTGTTTGGTAACAATATTCCGATTACTTAAATATGGCACGAGCAAAAGTTGGTCTCAGTGGAGGACCTACCATCGAAACCAAACCCAAGCGTACTCGACAGGGATCAGGGCAGCATACGAAATATTCTGCCACATCTCGCAATGGTAAGCGTAAGCGTTATCGTGGACAAGGACGTTAATGTCTGAATACATCGAACCGATGTTTGCGGTTCCAATCTTTCATCTTTATGCGGAGGATTGGGATCGCAAGAAAGAGTCTTTGCTAGACATATCGCGTAAGCAGAAGTTTAGGAAGGATGTTGGGGAGTATGTAAAGAGTGACTTCCGAGCACCGAAAGCCGATTGGAGTGTTATTGAACCTTTGATTGAGGATGAGTTGCGGAAATTCAAGGATCAAGTGAACATTGATCTAAAGGTTGACGCATTCTGGTTTGAACGTGCGGGGAAAGGTGATCAGCATTTATTGCATAATCACGGAGCACAGGGATTTAGTGCGGTAATGTATATCGAATACGATCCTGAGGAGCACACACCGACGCAGTTCGTGAGTCCTTTTGATAATATCATTGGGTGGGTTGATATATACTCACCACGGGATATACGAAGTGGTTCGGTAATCTTCTTCCCATCCTTTGTACATCACTACACGTTACCATGTGATAGTGACAAAGAACGTCTGATTCTTTCCTGGAACATGAAATGAATTTAATTTGTAATTTACCCGCCGAGAAGGTATGGGTGCGTAAAGAATATCTTCGTGATCATCAGGATGGTCATGGAGAGTTTGTGGAGGGCGTCTGGGTTGCTGCTAAGAGTATACCTGGACGTGCTTTTTATTTTGAGACTTATCTACCCGAGTATGGGGCAATGTATGATAAGTTACCGTTGAGTGCGTTTCTCCGAGCGCCGAAAACACCGACGCCAGATATGTCTCTAGAGAACCTACAGTTCTGGAACTGTATGGACTATGGGGTCATGTGCATCAATAAAGGTTTTGTAACCTCTATGGACGTTGAGATCTACACGAGGGACCATGGACTGATGCATGGTCAGTATTTGTTTACATTAGACAACTATCATGCAAATCCTGATGTGATAGATAATAATGTGAGCGAAGTGCCTCAAGAGCACAAGTCGCACAATTGCATTGCGTTAGAGAATGGTCAGTTTGCATTGTATCCTAATAATAGGACACGATTCTACGACCTCTCTATCACTCCTGAGAACCCTACGTTCCCTGACTTCAAGGTTTCTACTATAGAATACCAAGTAGAGGCAGGAATCGACTGGGGGCGCTTAGGAGACACTGATGATTATTTTTGGGAAACACATGATGAACGAAAACTACGGACGGAGACCACAGATGGACAAACGAGTGGACAAGAGTGAAGACTTTAAAGAGTCTGGTATGACACTCATTACAGAGATCGATAGTGAACGTTATCTAAAGAAAGCAAGTAAGATGAAAGATGTCAAGGAAGGTGAAATCTTTGACAATCAAGAGGAGTGGGCGGACGGATTCTGCGGTAAGTGATAAATAGAAACAGCCTACTGCTGTGTCTAAATGCCATCCTTTCAGACATTCAAAGATCTGAGCATTACGTTCAAGAAACATCCTGTATCGGATGATCTTGTACAGGTAAAAGATAAGGCGGCGATCATTCAGTCGATCACTGCCTTATTGCTTACTAATAAAGGAGAGCGTCCATTCAATCGTAGAATTGGATCGGATATCAGAAAATCATTGTTTGAACCATTGGACTATGGATCTGCTGGTATCATTAAATCAGCAATTGCTGAATCTCTAAACCTTCATGAACCTAGGATTAGAGTTTCATCTATTGTTTGTTATCCTAATGTCGCCATGAATGGATATGATATTGAACTAGCATTCATTATCATCGGACGTGAAGATACACCAGTAGCAGTCGAATTCTTCTTAGAGCGCACACGATAATGCCATATACACAGGTTGCTAACTTAGACTTTGAAGATATCAAAGTAGCTCTCAAAGATTACATGAGAGCACAGACGGAATTTACCGACTATGATTTTGAGGGTAGTGCATTATCCAATCTTATTGACGTATTAGCGTATAACACGTATTACACGGCGTTTAACACTAATATGGTAGTCAATGAACTATTCATTGATAGTGCCACTTTAAGGGACAATGTAGTAGCGTTAGCGAAGCAGTTAGGTTACACACCTAAGAGTATTACTGCTCCAACCGCTTACATTTCCTTTACAGTCACGTATGACAATCCTACGACTGACACAGAACTATTTTTAAAAAAGGGATCTGGATTTACAGCAACATATGATGGCACCGTATACCAGTATGTTGTTACTGAAGATGCAAAGGCACAGGTATCAAACGATCAAGCAGTATTTACGAATGTTCCTATTAGAGAGGGAACACTACTTACTAGTACGTTTACTGTAAATTCCCAAGATTCTCAGCGTTTTATTCTAGACAATAAAGACATTGATAGTAATACCATCAAGGTAAAAGTTTATCCTGGTGGTGGTTCTTTCAACGAACCATATTTACTTGCAACCAACATCCTAGGTGTAGACGGCAATTCTAAGGTTTTCTTCCTAGACGAGATTGAAGATGAAAGATATGAGTTACTATTTGGTGATGGTGTATTAGGAAAGAAACTAGACAACGGAACACTAATCAGTGTTGATTACCTTACTACATCAGGACCAGCAAGTAATGGAGTCAAGACCTTTGTTTTCTCTGGTGTATTAGAAAACATCAATGGTGTAACACCTAACAAGTCTATTACAGTACAATCTACTGTTGCTGCATCGGGTGGTGAAGAGATCGAATCTCTAACAAAGATCAAATACAATGCACCTAAGACATTTGGTGCTCAGGACCGCGCTGTGACCGCTGATGACTACGAAGCGATCGTTCGTAACATTTACCCTGCCACAAGTGATATCATCATCTTTGGGGGCGAGGATCAAGTTCCTCCTGAGTATGGTAAGGTATTCATTTCATTGAAACCTAAGGATCAGAGTTATCTAACTTCTTTGACAAAACAAGAGATTGTTAAAGAACTGAAGAAGTATGTGGTTGCTTCTGTAGAACCAAAGTTAATTGACCCATCAATTTTGTATGTTGAGATTGATAGTAAGATCTATTATGACGGAACTGTAACAGATCAGACACCAGCAAATATCAGAGACAAAGCAATTGGTGCATTCCAGCAATATATCTCTACTTCTGACACTGAAAAATTCAATGGTAAATTTAGATACAGTAAGGCAGTTGCAGTTATTGACAACGCTGATGTTAGTATTGGATCTAACTTAACGTCTGTAACAATGAGGAAAGACTTCTATCCTCAGTTAAATTCTACTTTCTATTACGAGATTTGTTATCAAAATCAGTTTGATAAGGATTGTGATGATCCTATCCTATCATCTACTGGTTTTAGGATTACTGAGTTCCCTAATTTCGATGTGTATATCGAAGACAGAGGTGGCAAAATTGTCCTATATAGACTAGATAGCGTAACTGGTGAAAAAGTTGTCCTCGACAGCGAAGTTGGCGAGATAGATTATGTAAATGGTGAGATTAAAATCCCTGCTCTTACTATCATTAAGGGTAGTTTCTTTGACAATCGCATTTCGTTTAGAGTAAAACCACTTTCTAATGATATCAAGGCACTCCGTGAGGTTTATCTTGACGTTGACGTTGCGAATTCTTCATTCACTGCATACAAAGAGTAAAGTAAATGCCTGCTGTAAAGACTAAGAGAATCTCCACTCTGATCGAATCACAGCTTCCTGAGTTTATTAGTACTGAGTATGAACTTTTTAGTAAGTTCATTCAAAAGTATTATGAAGCGCAGGAGGTCCAAGGTGGCACTTTGGATGTTATTAATAACATTCAAAAATATGCAGACATTGATTATTACGAAAAGAATTTACTAAAGCAGAACGACATTCTTGCTTCTTCTATTAGTGACTCTGATGTCACTATTGTTTTGAATGATGCAAGATCATTTCCAAAGAAGAATGGATATGTCAAGATTGATGATGAGATCATCTTCTATGCTACTAGAACTAATACTGAGTTAAGGAACTGTTCTAGAGGTGTTAGTGGCAATACAACACTTGGTGACTTGTATGCTGCTTCTAATTTTACTAGCACAGCAGCTGCTGCACATAATTCTGGTCAAAAGGTTCATAACATCAGTAACCTTTTCCTATATGCATTTGTTAAAAACTTTGAAACACAGTATCTGGGTTCTTTCCCTGAGAAGTATCTCAAGGGTGAGATTGATAAGAGAACCCTTATCAAGAATATTCAAAAGTTTTACAAGGCAAAGGGAACTGATAGTTCTATCAAGTTTGTATTCAATACTATTGTCGCTAAAGAAATCGACAATAAACCAGAAGTATTCAAACCAAGAGATTTTACATATAAGTCATCTGAGTCTGACTGGGTTAATGTACATGCCCTGAAGGTAAAGGTAGTCTCAGGTGATCCTAAGACATTAGTCGGTCAAACAATTGTCCAAGAGGCGACTGATGAGTATGGATATGCTAGTGCAGTTGTTGACAATACATTTGCTTCAGGAACTTCTGATGGTGAAGAGATCTATAACATTGTTCTTGCACCAGAAACTATCAATGGTTCTTTTGGTGTCTCAACTAAGACTAAATTAGAATCGACATTACTTGCTGGTGATTCTGCTGGTAAGAGAATTGATGTATTCTCTACAATTGGTTGGGATTCTGTTGGAACTATTTTGATTGGTGATGAAGTCATTGAATTTGATGACAAGACAGTCAATCAGTTTGTTGTAAAAGCAAGAGGAAATAGTCCACAGACCTATGTTGCAGGAGAGTCTGTATACAAACCAGTAACTCTTAAGTCTGGTAGTGTTACATTGCTTTCTATGGGCATTGTATACAATCTATCTCCATCCGATTCACATCCATATTCTTATCCTGGTGATAGCATTGAGGTATCACAACCTGGATTTGAGACTGCTGATCCAAAGATTGTAAGATCTGGCACTAACCAAGCGAGATGGTTGTTCAGCACTGGTAATGTAACATCTGGTAGTGTCCCATATGTTGCTTCTGATTTAAATCAAACAAAAACAAACGTCTCAGCAATTTTTGAAGACGAACAGTATTATTATATCACAAGTTCTAGTTTTCCATCATATGATATTTTAGATGGATCTAATGTAACTTTTCCTGTACAAGATCAGAAACTACTAAGACTGATTAGAAAGGTTGCTACAAGAACAACTGAGTCTTATGAGACTCCTAAGAGAGATAGTGGCATCTTAGTCAATGGTGTGCCTATTTACAGTCATAAAGACAGTGATAGCGTCAGATATGGTAAACTAGAAAAAATTGATATCAATACTAGAGGATCTGGATATACGAAAGCACCTTTTGTTCTAGTTGACGATGTTCCATATAAAGCAAGAGCAATTCTCTCTGGTCAGGTAGTAGAAAGAATTGTTGTTGATACAAACGATATTTTTACAAGAACACCTATTGTCAAAATTACATCTGGCAGAAGAGCAGATGTTCGTGCTATTGTCACGCGAGGCAAAGTAACTAGTCTTGTTATTGATAATCCTGGTGAGTATTATTCCGAAGCACCAGTAGTAAGAATTACAGATACTGCTGGTAAAGGTAGATTCGCTGATTATACAGCAGTAGTAGATGCTGACGGAAAATTAGAAAGTTTTAATTTGATTGCAGAAGGAAACTTCTACAGTCAAGACACAGTAAAAGTTGATATTATTCCTATTGGTAGTGGTGCAACTGGTATTCCTTCTTTGAAAGAATGGAACTTTAACAGATATGAAAAATTAAAATCTAAATTAGACACCAATAATGGATATCTCTTTGAAAATTACAACAATATTTTAGAATATGGTTATGGACATGTTGGTAATCCACAATCTCTTAGAGTTGCACTCAACGATAATGTTAACAGTGCAGGAACTGAACCCTCTACAAAAACTCACTCTCCAATTATTGGATTCGCTTATGACGGTAATCCAATCTATGGTCCATTTGGTCATGAGAACCCTCTAGATTCCAATTCATCTATTGTTAGGATGACATCTGGTTATTCCCTAAATGGTAGTAGAACAGATGGTCCATCTACAGGTGAGTATAGATTGGGACTGTTCACGAATGACTATTCTTATACACATAAGAGTGGCACACTAGACGAGAACAATGGAAGATTTTGTATTACCCCAGACTTTCCGAAAGGAACTTATGCTTATTTCCTTACTATTGATAGCAATCAAGTACCGCAATATCCATACTTTGTAGGTCAGAATTATTATTCACTACCTGTTGATAGTAACTACAATTCAAATATCAATCAAAACGACATTCCTAAGAATGCAAAGAGATACTATATTCCTGGCATGTCTAGAAATGGCGAAGGTCTCATTGCTTCTATTTCTGATGTATCTCCTGGAAACGTAGATAACGTAAGTGTTGTAAGTTCTTCTACAAATTTCTCTAAGAATTCAAAGATTTATTTTGATAACAGAGGAACTGATGGTTCTGAGGTAGAAGCAAACGTATCTTCTGTCACAGGCAAATCAGTAAGTTACTTACAATCTAAAGAAGATAAAGTTGTACAGTTAACAACTATTCAAAATGCATATTTGTTCGTTGATGATACTCTAACACAACCATCATCTGGCGCACAAGGAACAATTGTTGGAACAGTTGCAAATGACAATGTAATTGTTTTGAAAAATGTTCAGGGAACATTTGATTCTACAGGAACTTTTGCTTCTGCAATCGAAACATTCAGTTTACTTCTAGATGAAGAAAGTTCATACACTGATGGTGTAACACTAGAACTAACAAATGGTATTGATCCAGCAATTGCAACTGCAGAAGTTTTAGAGGGAACTAGTGGTCAAAACCTAGTCAAGATCAAGGTTCTCAGCGGTGACTGGGAAGCAACAAACTATGATTATGCAGATTACTTTATTCAGTCTAACAATTTATTTGATACAACTGGATCTAAAATTGTAACAAACACACCACTCAGTAAAGGACTAGAACCTTTTATTGTCAATCAAAGTGTTGCATTGATTGAAACAGGATCCAATCATGGATTAGGAATTGGTGACAAAGTAACAATTGACATCAATCCAGATGACACAACAAAGACTAAGACTTATTATTTAAGGAAAAGGTTGTATCAGGAAATTTCCTTGATTTCTCCAACCAAGGAGACAACCATTAATGATACTGGAATTGGTCGTTATGAAATCCTCAATGGTGGAGCTGATTATACTGCTGGCACTTACACTAATATTTCTCTTACTGGCGGATCGGGCACTGGTGCCACTGCTACATTCACTGTATCTAATGCTGGTCTAGTTTCTGGTATCCAAATTCAAGATTCTGGAACTGGATATGCAAGAGGTGATTATCTAAGTGTAGATGATGCTGATTTAGTACGATCTGGAGCATCTCAGTCTACTGCTAGATTTACAATCTATATTGGTCACGTTGGATTTGCCGCAGAATCTACTTCTCTCACAGTAGATGATCCATTAAATTATGCTGTAAATGATTTGATTACTATTGGAGAAGAAGTTCTCAAAATTGTAGCGATTAATGGAAGCACCTTTACTGTAGATAGAGCACAAGAAGGATCTTCTGCTGTTGATCACTTTGATGGTCAAAAAGTTGTTCTTAAAAACGGTAGATATAATTTTATTGAAGATAGAGAGATTTTCCCTACAAACAATACTGGAACTATTGTATCGTATGATCCTGTTACCCAAAAGGTTGTTATTTCTTATGATTATTCTACCACTAAGTTAAATGCAGACGAAGTAATTCTATCTTCTAATTTCTTTGATAATAGCACACCTGCTAGAGGTGTTAATATCAATACTGTATCAGACTTAGTATTTAAATTTGAGTTTTCTGAAGATAATGTCAATTTCTCTGTAAACCCAAATCTTAATATCCAAGAATATTACAAGTACGTATTTGATACTTCTCATTCATCTCTATCTGGAACATATTTTGATATTAGTCCTAGTATCAATTTAAATCTAGTCACCGTAGAGAAAACAGAATCTACTATTTTACCAGGAACAGCAGGATCATTCACAGATGTCAAGTTTGGATTTGGTTCTAGATTAGCAGATAATAATTATCAGACAAAAGTTAGAACAGATTTTTCTAAGTTCTACTACTTTGATCAAAAGAGTATTGTAGATGCAGAAAATAGTTTCTTTACAATCATAACAGATCCTCTACAAGGAACTAAGGACGTTACTTACGTTACTCCAAATAGATTTGTATATCAAATTGAATCAACTCCTCTGTGGGATGGTTCTGGAGCAATTACATATACAACTACAGGACAATTTGCTATTGGTGGTATTCATGAAGTAGCAATTACAAATTCTGGACTGAATTATAAGAAACCACCTATCATTGTTGGTGCTGATCCAACAGAATCTTATAGAGCATCTGCAACTGCATTGTTTGACCTAGATTCTAAAGTAATCACTGGTGTTAACATCACTGAAAAAGGATCTAACTATGTAAATCCAAAAGTTGTTATTACTAATGGTGATGGAGTTGATGCAGAATTCAATATTGTTGTTAGAAATGGAGAGATTTTCTCTGTTACAGTCAAAAATGCTGGTAGGGGATATACATTTGCACCAGACATTGAAATTGTAGAAAGTCAAATCGATCTAAATGCAGAAGGTTCTTCTATTGGAGTACCTAGAAGTGTTTCTATTGTTAGAAATGGTGGTGCATATCATTTAGATAATACAGTAGCATCAACATTTACATCCAACTATGTATTTTCACTAACAAATTACACTGGTGAATTTTTAAGAGGTGAAAAAGTAATTCAAAAAATTAATAATGTTGAGGTAATGACTGGTGTTGTTACTGAGTGGAGAAAAGGTTCCAACCTATTAAAAGTTAAGAGTGTTACAGGAATTATTAGAGAGAACCAATCAATTGAAGGTATCGTTTCCAAAACATCTGGAATTATCAGCAAAGTATTCGTAACTGACTTTGCTACAGATATTAGAAGTTTCTATGATAATCTAGGATTCTATACTTCTGATAAAGGAAAATTAGGTGTTTCTAATCAAAAGTTAACCGATAGTTTCTTCTATCAAGATTACTCTTATGTTATTAAGTCTAAGACTTCAATTGAAGAGTGGCGTGATCTTATCAAGTCTACAACACACCCTGCTGGATTTAAACTATTTGGTCAAGTAGATATTGAAACTTCTGCTAGTGCAGAAATGGAAGCAGAACTTCCAAAGGCATCTCACTTTACTGTAATTCAACTTTGGGACCCAGATAAAAATAAGATTACTGTTGAGAATACAAGAAGAACTGTTACACAAACTGTTCAGAAAGTAGAAAACCATAGAATTAGAAAAGGGCAAGGATCTGCTGCTATTTCTGAATTCAACTTCAACGAAACTCGTGCGTTTGAATTTAGAATTTATAACAATACTGCAGGATTCTATAGTTCAACAATTGCTGCAGGAAAACCATGGTGGACAAAAAATCCATTTGATGGATATTACGATACTGATGGTAGATTACAAGGATCAACTACTTTCCAATTAAGAACTAAGACTCCAGATACTGCATTCACACCTGTAGATGTCAATAGTCTTATCATAAGTCTCAATGGTATCTTACAAGAACCAGGAGTGGCGTACACAATATCTGGTGACAATATTGTATTCTCCAATCCACCTTTGGGGGACAATACAAAACTTACTGGATCTAACGGTGAAACAACACGTTATGGTGGTGTGGTTTTCTATGGAAAATATTTTGCATTCAAAGATAATCAATACAACACAAGATATCTTAAAAAGATTAGAAATATTTTCCAACGTGGTGGAACATGGATTGATGCTGCAAACCAAATTGAAAGAAACAAACAGTTTATCATTGAAGAGACTATTGGTTATGCAGTGCAAGCATATCCAACATTAAACTGGAGTGTAAGACAAGATGATTATGAAACTGATATTGGATTTATTCTAGATGCTTTAAGTCATGATGTTAGATTTGGCGGTAATATTAAATCTGTTGATTACACAAACATCTTAAATGGCGGTGGAACTGATTACTTACACATTGCAAATTACAAAACTGAATCTATTGCAATGTTCAAATATGCTACTACGTTAGCAAGACTTGCAATTAGGAATTGGGATGTTGTTGAAAATAATGTTAACTACATTCAAGGATCAACTAAAATTACACTATCAAGCACTGAAAATTTAGTTGCTGGTATGAACGTAAGTTCTGGAAGATCTTATCCATCAGATACTAAAATTGTTTCTGTCGATAGTGATACCGAAATTACAGTTTCCCGTGCTGCTCTCGCTAACTCTGGAGGAGGCGGTGGTGCTTCTCAGGGCGTCACAAATCTATCTGGAAGTGCTACTACTAATACTACTACTAATACAAACACTGCGGCAGTATTACCTGGAAATACTTTCTCAGTTCCACCAGGAATTACAGTTGGTGTTGCAGTTGCTTTCTCTGGAACTGATACCGCTACATTCTCTCTAAGTAATATTAATAATGGAACATACTTTGATGCTGCTAATTTGATTGCAGCAAACAGAGCATATATTATTTCCACAGCACTGACTTGGGCACAAACAAATTATCCTGGATTGAACTGGGGATCACTTTCTACTAAGTGTGGTAGAGATATTGGTCTTTTCTTAGATGCATATGTTTATCACCTCAAATATGGTGGTAACTATAAAATTGTAGAAGCAGCACAATTATATTGGACTAAAACTGATTATCCATATGGTGAGCAATTATATTACATCACTGGACAACTAACTGAAACTGTAGCTACACTAGAACATGCTAAAGAACTTATGGTTCAAGCAATGAGAAATCTATTGCCAACTACGGATCCTAATGTTTTAGTAGATTCAGTAACTCCAGTTTGTTCAGAAGTAGAAAGTACTCTCGATACATTCCATAGTATTGTTGATACTATTCTAACAAAAGGAAGAGGAGTAGTTCCTAAGACTAAGGAAAATCTAAACAGACCTGGATACTACACTTCTACCCTAACATATTCCAATAACACTATTCTTCCAGATTCTGGTCTTTCTGCACCACCATATACTGAGTGTGCAACAGTAATTTCATCTGTTGACTCTCTATTTGGAAATATTAAAAATATTCTTGAAGGACAAAATATTAATCCTACTCTCCCAGATTATGTTGATGGTGAAACAAAAGATTTTGAACTTTATTGGGAAGACAATAGTGCTGTTAACCTAGAAGAAGACGAAGATCTATTCTTGACACTTAACGCTGTATTACAAAGACCAAAGTATACAGAAACTTATCCATTAGAAGATGCATATTACATTGATAGAAGTGTAATTCCAAATATTATCAAGTTTGATGTTGCTCCTATCTGGGATCAAGATTTTGGTGCAAAAACTATTGGTGAACCTACTGCAGTAGAAAAGGTTGCTGGTATTGGAGTAGGTAATTATAAGAGACTAAAAATTCAACCAGATCTAGTTGATGGAATTAAGTCTGGTCCATTTATCATATTGGATGTAGAAGATAATACAGTACAATCCATTGATGATTCTGCATACTTATATGTTTTCTTGGATGGTGTTCTTCAGAGAGAAGGATTTAGTTATGATATTTCTGGTCCAAACATCTTCTTCAAATCTCCAATTAAACCAGAGATGAAGATTGACATGCGTTACCTCTATGGTAGAGACGTTGGTCAAATTCTAAACATCTACGATTTTGCTCCTGACACATATTTTGCAACAGCAGATGTTGCTCTTAACACAACTACTGGAGCAAATACATTTGTATTTGATCGCACTGGATGGATGGGAATCTATCAAGGTTTACCTATTCATGCATATCAAGTAAGACCAGACGGAACTAAAAATATTATTGGTGAGATTCTTAACTACTCCTTGAATGGAAATACTTTGAATCTAGAAGTATTTGGATCTAAAGTTGAACTTATTCAAGGAACAGACGTAACCTTTGTTGTTAAAGGACACTATGATGTTTCTACTGCTGTATCATTAAGTGCCAGTGGTTCTACTGTCACATATGATCTTGACAGCGAAGGACGTTTGAGTCTAAAAGATTCTGTCAATTCTAACTGGGCAAATACTGCTTGGGGTAAGACTTATAAGAAACCATTTATCAGTCTATCAAATGATGATCAAGTTCGTATTGAAGGTGAAGAATCTTTCAGAAAGATCAAGAAACTACCAACTACAACATCCAGTAAAGAACAGAGACCACAACAACCTGTAAACAACTCTCTGTTTGGAACAGTAGAGGTAAGTGCATATAGTGGTATCATTCGTGGTGAAGGTCTTTCTGTAATTGCAGAAATTCAAAATGGATCTGTAATTTCATTGACCTGGAATCGCAGAAACTATGAACCTGTCACACAACCGACAGCATATCAATATTATACACCACCAGTCTTACACTTTGTTCCTGAAAATGGAGAGGGTGGCGGTGCTATCGCTGAGGTCATTGTAAGCAAAGGACAAGTTGTTGCAGTTGAATTGATTGCAGGTGGTTCTGGATATACCAAAGCACCAAAGGTTGTTGTTGCTAGAAGATTTGATGTTCTAAACAACAGAGACATTGGTGTATCAATTATCAATGTTGGAATCAATCCACAGATAGAAACTGCTGGTATGACAGTGGTTTCGACTATTGATATTCTTGGTAACAGACTTACAGATATTAGTTCCTTTAGTTCTGTTGACCTTCTCAGTCCTGCAGACACTGATCGTGTTATTAGAGCAGAGATTCAAACTGGAGCTACTGGATTGCCAACATCCAATCTTGTGGGTGGTGGATCTGATATGCCAATTGACTCTGAGCAACCTGGCGGTGCTCAGATTGTGTACATCGAACCAGAACCAGTTGAGATTGAAGGTGTAGGTGGTGCATTAAGATTACAAGATTCTGTATCTGTTCTAAATGCACAGATTCAAGATATTGCTTCTCTGAATTCTATCACAAATACAAGCAGAGTTATTACTACAGAAGTTACTGGAGTAATTAATAACACTGCACTATCTAACATCAACTACTTTGAGGTTGGTGCATTCTTGGATCTTGAACTTGATGTCACTGATTACGTTATCTTTATTAGTGATAGCGCAATGCCAAGATTCAAACCACAAGGTTACTTGCTGGTTGGTGATGAAATTATTCGTTATGAAGATACGATGTTTGATCGTTTCATCTATATTCACAGAGGTGAACTAGGAACAACTCCTAAGACATGGCCACAAGGAACATTCTTAAGACAGATTCCAGATCCAGTATCTGTTGTATTTGGTGGTGCTACATCTATTACCTCTGATTCTGAACTTGTCACACTATCTGTTGGTGTTGCAGATGGTAGACCAGTAGAGAAGAAGAGACAGTTCCAAGTAACAACTCCAGTCCCTGACATGGATGTTACCAAAGTCGAAAGACAAATTGAACTAATTCCACCTGGAACTGGTGTTGTTGACAGATATCAAGAGTCTGCATTTATTGTTGACCCACTGAAGACTAGATCTGGAAATACAACAGGTGGACATGATGGTGAAGTTGATTTGATTGAAGTTCCGCTACTAGGATATCCTATTATTACTAGAGCAGGAGATACAATTTACGCTCGAAATAGAAAGTTCAGTGCTTTCACTGCATACATCGGAACTTATGAAATTACCAATGTCGGACATAGAATTAAGTCCTTTGATATTCTAATGGATGATGGATCTGCAGATGTATCTGGCATCTCACTATTTGAAATTGGAATTTACTTCCCATCACTTACTATTGGTGACTTTACTGAAAGAGCAGAATCTAGTTATACTAAGGCAGGTGACTACTTCAACCTAGATAAACCATCTGTCCAAAATCCTGTTACAATTAGTTCTACACAAGGAACTATTGGTGGCAACATCGTAGTTCCAAGTACTGCATACTTCCCTGCATCTGGATATATATTCCATGCGGCAGTATCTGGATCACCTAATTTTGGAGTGATTAAATACACTAGTAAGACCGCAACTACATTTGAAGGTTGCACAGTTCATACTGGATCTACCACTATTGTCAATGGTGCAGAGATCGTTCCATTTACAATTGACTAAATACAGTATAAATATAAATAACACAGGCACAAATTACCACGTCGGAAACAAGAACCAATGGCTGCTATTATCTCTGATAAGTTTAGAATCTTTAATGCTAAACAATTCCTGGAATCTCTTACTGAAGGTCCTAACGACGCCAGTGCAGAGAGATCTAGAATGTATTTCTTTGTGGGTCGTCCACAACCATGGAGAGCATACTTAGAAATTTACTCTAAGAATGCTACCGCATTTGTCGTAGGACAAGAAGTTTACGTTGGAACGTATGCTTCGACTGCTTTTAGAGGCACGATTGCTGCCATCTACGACGGTGCCTTACTTCTCACGGATATCTTTGGTTCTTCTGGTGTTAACTCTGTTCCTACTCTAGGTTCTACTCTTAAGGGAAGAACTGGTGGAGCAGGCGGTTCTGATACTGGTGCTACTGCTAAGTCTGGTGTATATCGTTATGGAACAGAGGATGTGCCTCCTCTTCCTTTGGATAACCAGAGAGAAAAGATTGGTGTTTACGACGAAATTATTGCTGCGAAGAGAATCACTACAAGTTTTGCAAGAACTGTAATTCGCCGCTATAACTGGGATTTGGTTGCCAACCCTAAGTTTGACATGTGGAAACCAGACTACTCTGCTACTCCAGGTGGCGGTGGTCAGGTTGGTAAAACGACTGCCACAGGTCAATCTGCCATTGCCGACGCTAAGTTCTATGTAATGAACTCTTCTTACGAAGTGTTTAAGTGCTTATACAACGGTGAAAATATTGCTAACCCATCTGGTCAGAACGCAACTGAAGAACCAACTACTGCTGGTGGTAACTATGCATCTGCAACTGGTCTATACACTGAGACTACTGGTGCTGGTTACATCTGGAAGTACATGTATACGATTCCAACCGATGATGTTCTGAAGTTCCTTTCTTCTGACTTCATGCCAATCGTTCTTAGCACTGATGCATCTCGTCAAGCAGTTGTTGCTCTTGCTGTAGCAGGTGCAATCGACGTTGCTCTCATCGAAGATGGTGGATCAGGTCTTCCTGCTTCTCAAACTCTTTATACTTCTATCAAGGGTGATGGAAGTAATGGTATTGTCAAGTTTGACACTGATGGTTCTGGAACTATCACTGCTGCAAGCATTCATGCTCGTGGATCAGGTTACACCTATGGTAACGTTCTCCTAGGTAACGGTAACCTATTCTCTGATGCTGGTCTAACAACTGCTGTTACAACTGGTGCTTCTGCTGTTGGTGCAATCGAAGTTGTTCTTCCTCCTCAGGGTGGACATGGTTCTGACCATGAACTAGAACTAAATGGTAAGCGCGTTATGACGAACATTCGTCTAACCTATGCTGAAGGTTCTGGTGACTTCCCTGTAGATAACGACTTCCGTAGAATCGGTATTATCAAGGATCCTCTAGATTGGGGAACAACCAACTTTGCAACATCTGATACACTCTCTGGTCTAAAAGCACTTAAGATCACTGGTGCTAGTGCAGATTACAACGTTGATGAAAAGATTACTCAAACTGTTTCTGGTGGAACTGCATACGGCACAGTTGTTTCTTGGACACTAGATAGTGGTTCTACAACCGCTGGTGTTCTTAAGTACATCCAAACAAATGACGCTCACCTTGATCAAGGTGTTGTAAGAGCATTTGAATCTAATGGTTCTAACGCTGTTACTGGAGAAGGTTCTACTGCTTCTGGTAATGTAGACACTGGATATGGTTCTTCACTACTAGGTGTCACTTTCGCAAGTGGACTAGCAGCACCTGAGATTGAAAATAACTCTGGTGACATCATTTACGTTGAGAACCGTCGTCTCATCACTCGTGCTCCTGACCAAATCGAAGATATCAAACTTGTTATTGAATTCTGATTCAAAATAAACAACTTAAGTCCCCCGAGAGATCGGGGGATTTTTTTTATCTCTATAAATACTAGGGACAAAGAATACTAGTATTTGGCGGAAAACAATGCCACAGAAGACTAACCTTAACGTAAGCCCTTACTACGAGGATTTTGATGCGAATAAGAATTTCTATAAAATTCTTTTCCGTCCTGGATATTCGATTCAAACTAGGGAACTAACTCAGTTACAATCGATCCTTCAAAACCAAGTAGAAAGCTTTGGTAAATTCTCTTTCAAACAGGGTGAGATGGTCATCCCTGGTGAAATTGGATTAAATACAAAATTAGATTTTGTTAAACTATCCTCTGTATCAGAGGTAGCGGTTAGCGAAGGCGATGACATTGTATACAAGAAGTATGACATTACACAGTTGGTAGGGCAGACTGTGTTGGGTCTAACTTCTGGTGTTCAAGGAACTATTCTGTCAACTAGACTAGCAACAGAGAGTTCTGCGGATACTCTGTATGTAAACTATCTTAACAGTGGTAATTCTAATACTGAGTCTACTTTTAGACAAGGTGAGACACTAGAAGTTGTAGATGGTGTTAACACTCCACTGTTGGTAGTTGGAACAGACGGCAGTGTTCTTCCTACTAGTATCAATGTAACAAATCCTGACACTGGAGAAGTAACATCTCTAGAAAGTCCAGCGATGGGTTTTGGTTCTGCTGTACAAGTAGAAGAAGGAATTTATTTTGTTAATGGATATTTTGTTCGCAATGACGCATCTATTCTAGTCATTGATGAATATTATAATAAACCATCTGCAAAAGTTGGTTTTACAATTAAAGAAGAAATTGTAACTCCAGAAGAAGACGCATCTTTATATGATAATTCTATTGGTGCATCAAACCAAACTGCACCTGGAGCACACAGATTAAAAATTACTTTATCTCTAAAAGAGTTTGCTCTAGATGCAGTTACTGACAAAAACTTTATTCAATTACTTACTATCTCAAGAGGAGTAATTAGAAAGAAAGTAAGTGTTGCTAATTATAATCTTCTTGAACAAACTTTAGCACGTAGAACTTTTGATGAGTCTGGTGACTATGTTGTAGAGAACTTCTCTATTGATGTCAGAGAGTATGCACAAAAAGAAGGAAATCGTGGTATCTATGGTGCTGACGAATTTGGTCTTTACAATAATCTAACTGCTGGCGAAGCATCTAGAAAGATGATTGCTAGTATTGGTCCTGGTAAAGCATATATTAAAGGTTTTGAAATTGTCAATAAAGAAACCAAGTACATTGAAATTAATAAGGCAAGAGAAAGTCTTTCTAGTGACAATGTAACTCTAAAGTCTAGAGGTCTTCCAACTTTCAGTATTACTAATGTATTTGGTAGTGTTCCTCTGAACAAAGAAGGATCTGAATTAACAGCATACCCTGAAATCAGTCTGTTCACATCATTCAATGATGGTAGTGATGGTTCTAGTAATACAGAATTATCTACTGCACATCGCCAGACTATTTCTAGAAGAGGAACTAACTTCTCTCCAGAAGATGGAATTAAAACCATCTGGATTCAAATGACCAGTGCAACATTTAATATTGGTCAAGTTGATGAAGAAGCTTTGGCAGGAACCAAGAGTGGTGGACCAAACATTAATGAACTTCACGTTATCAAGACTAGAACTGGTAGTGATGTTGTTACTACAACACTCAAGTGCTTGTCTTACGCAAAAGTAAATAACTTCCTAGTCAATTCTTCTGCTGCAGAATTCTTCTTAGAACTTACTGTTGTAGGTAAGAAAGATGAGGTAGAACTACTTCTAACTGATTATGATGGAGAAGATTCTGGTGATTATAGAATCATCTATCTTTCCGAAGCAGATGCTAGAAATGACACGCAGTTTGGTCGTGTTGTTGATTATAGTCCAACAATTACCCCACTAATCGGTAAAGTAAAACCAAATAACTTCTACTTACAGCAAAGAGGATCTGGATTCAATTCTGATTCTGATATCATTCTTTCTAAAGGTCGTCTTGCTGAAGGAACCAGTGCATACAATAGTATTTTTGGTTTATCTTATTTTGATCCATCATTCTTCACAAAAATTCTTTTAGAGAAGCAACCACCAAACACATTTAAAGGTGGTAAGTATATCTTTGGAACACAAAGTGGAGCATATGGTGTAATCGAAGAGACTTCCGCTGGAAGATATTCGACAAATAATATTTTGTTTGTTAAAACTCTATTTGGTAAGTTCTTACCTGGAGAAACTTTGAGAGATGAAGATGCAAACACAGCAAAAATTGCTGCAGAAAATACAATCTCACATTTCATCATTCAAAACAGAGGTGGTAATTATAACTCTGCATCTCTAATTAAATTGAATGGTGTTACTATTGATGCTTCTAAGATTGAACTAAATGTCAGTTCTGCTGGAAATATTCTACAAGCACTTATTAAAGATAGAACTGCATTTAAGACTCAGTATCCACAACCACCATCTGTAACTATTGAGCAACCTGCAGGGTCTGGAACTCCATCTCCTGCTGCAAATATCACACCAGTACTATTTAAAAATACTGTAACTACATTTACACCACAGAATGTCAAGTCTATTGGTTGTTCATATGGTTCTGGTAATGCAAATACATTCAGTGCAGACGTTGTAGTTAGTGATAAAAAGTATTCGACAATTAAAAACGTCACTGACTTTACATTCTTTGGATCTAAAGGATATAACTTTATTGAATCCACAAGTTTCAGTGCTGATGCATCTGGACTAGTATCTCAGGGAGATATTATTCAATTCAGTGATGAAGATAATAATACAGTTAAAGCAACTGTACAATATGCAACTGATCAAGAAGGAACAGCAAAAACTAGAATTTATCTAGATACTCTCCTTCCTGGAAATGTTGTTAATTCTAGTGTAGTTGTATTCAGACCAGCAGTTCAAAATGCTAGTAAGGGTTCTCTAATTTTCCCAACTGGCAGTAAGCAGATTCAACAAATTTCTGCAGGAACAGAGGATACAAATATCAAGTATTTCTTCCGTAGAGATTTTGTTACTACTGCCTCAAGTAGTGGTGGTGTTATCACATTCGCAGCACAACTACCATTCGGCACACAAAGATTTACTGCATTTAATGAAAACAATTATATTATCACAGTTCTAGATCCAGGTGATGCTCCTGATATTGCTGCAGGTGATATTGTATACATTCCTGCTGATACCGTATCAATTAGTTCTGCAACAGACACTGCTAGTGGTTTGACATCTGGTAGTTTGAGTCTCGAATTAGACTCAAATTATTTTGGTAGTATTCCTTCCAATGGAACGTTCCCTAAACTAAAACTCACTGCAACTCTAGAAGTAGAAAATGCAAAACCAAGATTAAAGACAGTTATTAGAAACAAGCAAATTGTCATCACATCTCCTGGTGATCGTGTTATTCCATTCAGAGGAACACAATATGACAGTGAGGTTGTAGAAGTTCTATCTTACGCTGATGCTTTCCGTCTAAGATATGTTTATGAAGGAACTGTATCACAACCACCAGAAATTGATAGTGCTGGAAACTTAATTTCTGGAACAGATGTAACTGATAGATTTAGTTTTGATAATGGTCAGAGAGACACTGTATATGATGTCTCTAGACTAGTTTTAAAACCTGGATTTGAACAAACTACTGGTCAATTAGTTATTGGTTTTGATTACTTTAACCATTCACAGGGAGATTTCTGCACTATTGATAGTTATCTCCACGAGGCGGGTGTTACAGAAGATGAAATTCCTTCTTTCAACTCCGTTGTTCATGGAAACTTAGAACTCAAAAACGTATTTGATTTTAGACCAAAGGTAGACAGTAACACAATTGTCACAGGTTTCCAAGATACTGCATCTCTTTCTGTTGCAGATGGAAACTTTGCAGGAGCAGGAGCAGTCTATGCTAGTTCCCCAGCACCTGATACAAACCTAGAATTTACTTTCTCATTCAGTCAAGTACAATACCTTGATCGTATTGATGGTATTTTCCTCAACAAATCTGGTGAGTTTGTTGTAAAAGAGGGCAACTCTTCACTCAACCCAACTAAACCAGATTCGATTAGCGATGCTGTTCCACTATTCTATGCATATATTCCTGCATATACTAAGACCAGTAAAGATGTAAGAATTACTTCTGTTGATAATCGTCGCTATACGATGCGCGACATTGGTAAACTAGAGAAGCGTATTGAACGTCTTGAATATTATACTGTTCTCAGTATTCTTGAGCAGCAAGCACTCAACATGCAAATCAAAGATGAAATTGGATTAGATAGATTCAAGTCTGGTTTCTTCGTTGATAATTTTGAAGAGCATAAAGTTGGTAATCTTGCATCTAGAGATTATAGATGTTCTATCGATAGTCAACAGTCTGTCCTTCGTCCACAAGCAAAAGAAGATTCTATCAGACTAAAAGAAGTTAATGTAAGAGATGATCAGAGAATCGTATCTGGATATAAGAAGTCTGGAGATATTATTACTCTACCATATACATCTCTTTCTTTACTAGGAAATAGTTTTGCTTCTAAGAAAACAAATCCAAATCCATTTGTTGTTCTTCAGTATGTTGGCGATGCATCAATCTCACCTTCTATTGATCAATGGTATGATCAAACTGTAGATCCTCTAGTTGTTGATACTAACACTAGTTTGTTTAATATTTTCTTAGCAAAAGAATCTGTAGTCGAAAGTTTCTCTAGTCTTTTCAATTCCTTTGTTGTCAACTGGGTTGGAACATCTTCTAGTTTCACTTCTATCAATTCTTTAGGAGAAGTATCTTCCCTAGCAGCAAATGCATCTGTTGATAGTGCAAAAGTAGGAAGTTCTTCTAACATTAGTCCTAACAATAACCAAATTGGTAAGGGAGTCTCATCTAAGACTGTTGGAGACAGCACTGTTTCTACAGCGTTGTCATTCTTTGCTAGATCTAATGTAATTAAGTACACAATTCGTAGACTAAAACCAAATACAAAGATTTCTGTATTCCTAGAAGGAAGAAACATTAATCGTTGGGTTAATCCTGACTTGAGATTTAGTGGTATTGCTGGTAGTTCTCTTTCCGCGTTCAATGGAGAAGTTTCTACAGATGAAAATGGTAATGCAAGTGGAATTATTCTACTCCCTGCAGGCGCACCTCCAAAAGAGAATTCTACTTGGACTGGAGATTTGAACACTGTAGAGTATGACAACGATGCGGAAGAAATTAGAGTAACTACAGGCATCCAAACATTCAGATTTACATCTAGTTCTACTAACGAGTCAAAAGCGGACGTAGATACATATGCCGAAGTTAAGTACTATGCAACTGGTGTTCTTCCTGAAAACCCTGCAAGTATTGTTTCCACAAAACCAGCATTCTTCAAAGCAAATGAAGGTGTTCAGTTTGTTGACAATAACACAGATAATCCTGTAAGACCTAACCCACTTGCACAAACATTTAAAGTTGAGAACTTTGAAGGTGGTTGTTTTGTAACCAGTGTTGATCTTTTCTTTGCTAAGAAGAGTAAGAACATTCCTCTAAGAGTTTATCTAACAGATGTTGCTAGTGATAAACCAGGAAAAAATATTATTCCTGGAACAGAAAAATCATTGCTACCAAATACGTTACTTAAGTGTTACACAAATGGCAACGTTAAGGTATCAAAAGGAGAATTTGTTACTGGAGCAAGTTCTGCAGCATCTGGTCCTATCCTAAAAGTTATTGACAAGAATGGAATCGACCTTGTTCCATCTTCTACAGGAGTCTTTGGACTTTCCAATGAAATGGTTTATACGTTGGTTCTTGATAACCACAACGGTAAATCTTTTGTTCAAAACGAAGATCTAATTATTCCTTCTGTAACTCTTGCTAATAACACTGACGGAACTGCTCTAAAACTTACATTAGCAAAAGATAGTGGTAGAGTTTCCGCTATCAATATTACAAATCCAGGAAACAATTATGATAGCGCACTTCTAACAATTGAGAGTCCACAACTCCCAGGTGGATCTGTTGCTACTGCAAGTATTCAAGTTTCTAATGGAAAGGCATACAACGTTGATCTAGCACTATCTGGATTTGGTTATACCGAAGCACCAGCTGTAGTGGTTAAGGGCATTGGAAATGGCGCTGGAGGGTGTGTTATTGAGACTGAACTAGTCATTGATACACCTGCTGTCAGAATGGGTATTGCAATCGATTCTACAGGTGTTACAGAATCTACAACTCCAACAAACTTCGAGTTTGATCATCCTGTATATCTACAGAATGATACCGAATATGCTTTAGCGGTAGAAACTGATTCTACAGATTATGAGATGTGGGTTTCTAAGTTGGGAGAAACTGATATTTCTACCAGCACTGTAATTACTACCCAACCATCTTTGGGTTCTGTGTACAAGTCTCAAAACACTGAGAACTGGTCTGAAGATATCTTTGAAGATCTCAAGTTCAATTTATATCGTGCAGAGTTTACTATTGATAGACCTGCTGAGTTGATACTCACAAATGAATCATTAGGATACACACTACTAGAATCTAATCCATTTGCAACAAATGCTGGTTCTAATACAAATGCAACGTCTACCTTGTTTAAAAACAATAACAAGATCATCAACGTAACGCATAGAGATAATGGATTTGAAACATCTGGTAAATCTTATGTCTTCTACAGAACTGCACAAGAAGTTGCTAGTATCACTGCTAGTGCTTTGAACAATACATTGTTCCAAGTTGCTAACTCTGGTATTGATTCCTATACGATCACTGCGGATACAAATGCATCCACTAACTCTATTGGTGGTGGTAGTTCTGTATATGCATCGTATAACAGAAAGTTTGAAACTCTGTTCCCACAAGTAAGATATCTCATCAATACTGGAACTAAGTTAGAAAGTTTCGTTAGAACTACAAATGTAATTCCTGTCGATTCTAGCACAACAAATTATACATCATATTCTCAAACTTCTTACGAGAAAACATTCTTAAATGAACCTCACTTCTTTACAAATCAGAAGTTAATTGCATCACCAATTAATGAGACAATTAATAATATTAATGGTTCACTAACTTACAAGTTGATGTTAAGTTCTACTACATCATACTTAAGTCCTGTTATTGACTTGTCTAGTGCCAGTGTTAAAACTGTCACAAACAGAATTGACAACTCTAAAGGTCAAGAAGATAGGTTTGGTAGAAGAGATCAAGTTCTTGAATTCTTCCCAGTATATCAGTTTATCATTACTGGTAATGGTGCAACAACTATTACCAATGATCAATCGATTGAAGGTCAATCATCCAAAGCAAAGGCAAGAATCGTTAAGGTAGATGCAGCAAATAATATTCTCTTTGTTCGTATCTCCACAACTCAATTCTTCCAGAAAGGAGAAACATTGACATTTGGTGGTGCTGATTCTGGATTAACTGCGGTAACAATTAATTCGGATCCTCTCAAGTACAATGCTTCTATTCCTGAAGGAATTATTGTAGTTGCTAGAAACATTACTCCTGCCTCTGCAGGTGATGCTGATACTTATGCTAATACAATCAATGGAAGATCTGTATTCTGGGATGCAGATGCTAATAAGTTAACACTTCGAGTTGACAAACAACCAATTAATGATGATTACACTGGTGCTATTTCTACAAATGCACTCTATTCTAGAAATGGAACAACTGATGATCAATTACCTGACATCTTCCGTGTAGAGGATTATGTCAAATATCCCGATCAATTAGATGAGGATAAACTAACTCTTCGTGTTAAGGGTATTAGTTACACCAATGGAACAGAGTTCGTTGCTGAAGATACTTCTAAGAACGGATCTACATCTGCTAAGTATGTAACTAAAGAAGTATTCATTGATAACCCTGCAACATCTATCGATGTTCGCTTGACTGCTAACGTAAAAGACGTTGCTAATGTATGTGTTCTTTACAAGTTTAAGAAGGCATCCAGTCAAGAAAACTTTGATGACATCGAATGGGAGTATTTCAATGTTGCTGGTGAACCAGACACATTAGAATTAGCAACTAGTGAAAATAGCATTTCAAGTGTTGTTGAAAAGCAATCTGCTTATCAAGAACTCAAGTACAGTGTCGCTGATTTACAAGAGTTTACATCTTTTGCAGTCAAGATTGTGTTGAAAACTGACGATCCAGCATTCGTTCCTAAGATTCAAGACATTCGTGCTGTTGCTTCCTTCTAAGTTCCGCGTATGGATTATGCAAGAGTTGACGGACATGATGGATTGGTGAGGGACCTAAACACAGGTGCCATCATCAATCAGGACGTGTCTGCTATAGACGCCAGAAAAAAATCAAAGCATCTCAGTTCCGCGTTAGACGACATAAATATGTTGAAGAATGAAGTTTCTGAGATCAAATCCCTACTGCGAGAGTTAATCAAAAATGCCAGCAATTCAAGTCGCTAGAACTGATACCTTTGAACAACAAAGGGTCAAGATTAATGATATCAGCACCGCGCTTTTTAACGTTACTTCTGGTGGTAGTGATCTATCCACAGGTAACTTACAATTAGGCGACGGTCTTGTAGGTAATCCTTCACTGAAGTTTGTTTCTGATACCACGCTTGGTATCTACAAACCAGAAAATAAAGTGCTGGGATTTGTTAACAGTGGAAAGAAAACTGTTGATTTTAGGTTATCTGAAATCACTGCATATCAAGATATCAATATCCAGCAGAGAAAACTAGCACAATCTCTATTGGTTATTGTTAATGCTGGTAGTGGTTATGATCCTGGAACTTATGAAGAGATTTCACTCATTGGTGGAACAGGTCAAAACGCAAATGCAGATATTGTTGTTAACGGATTTTCTGGATCTGTTACCAACGCTGGAACTGGATATACTCCTGGAAGTTTCCTAACGATTCCATTGCAAGGTGGTAATGGATCTGGTGCAACAGCATCCTTTACTGTTCCTGCTCTTGAGGGTGCTGTTACTGCAACTGGTTCTGCTTACTTACCAGGAACTTATACAAACGTTCCTCTTACTGGTGGTAATGGTTCTGGTGCAGAAGCAACAATTGTAACTGCTGGAACTTCGACACCATCTGGAACAATTACCAATGCTGGTGCTGGATATGCAGACGGTGTATATTCACAAACACAATTATTCAATACTCCCGTACAAACATTTGTTGTTACATCTGTAACTAACCCAAATGCTGGACAAGCGGGAGAACCAAATAACATTTACAACATTGATGGTGCTAATCAACCAACTCTATCAATGGTTCAGGGTAACACATATCGATTTGATATGTCAGATAGTTCCCTCGCTGGTGATGGATCTCCTGGAAGTGAGCATAGAATTACCTTCCAAGATGCCAATGGTGGATCTATTACTTTCCAAGATAAGTTTGAATTCTTTGCTGCTGGTGTATGGGGTCAAGCTGGTTGTTTTGTAGACGTTACATTAAAACCAGATGCACCATTAGGAACTAACATCGTTCGTTATGATTGTGCAAACCACCAAAACATGGGTCCTGCTGGTGGTAATATTAGCATTATAACTGGAACTGCTGGTCAATATGGTTGGCAAGGTTTCGCAGATATTACAATTAGTGGTGGTGCTGTTACCGACGTTACTTGGGTTAACTCAGGTCTTGGATATCAAGTTGGTGATACTCTAGAAATTCCATATGTAAACACAGGTGGAACTGCTCCTAGCACACCATTCCTTTATACAGTTGGAACTATTACAAATACTGGTATTGTTGATAGTGTAACAATTACAGATAGTGGATCTGGATACCAAGTTGGTGATGTTCTTTCGGCAACTGATGCTAACCTTGGTGGTGGAGGAGGTTCTTCTTTTGCATACACAGTATCTACTGCTCCTGGTGATATCACAGATTTCACAATTAATGAATTTGGAACTGGTTATCAGGTAAATGATGTACTTACTTTACCAACTCAGATATCAAATCAATCTGTATATCTTCCAGGTTCTTCTCCACTGTTCCCAGCAACATTAAGCACTGGTGCTGCAACTGTAACTTTAACATCTACTGCTCAGTTACAAGCAGGATTATTCGTTAATACTTCTGCTGGAGATACTGGAGAACTAGCACAAGGAACTACGATCGTATCTGTTGATAGTGCAACTCAAATTACATTGAGTGCAAATCCAACAGTTGATGGTAATGCAAACTTAGTATTCTCTACATCAAATCTTGTACAAGTAACACTTCCTTCTACTGCTGGTCTTTCTATTGGTTATCTCGTAGAGAAAGTTTCTGGATCTGGTGTTCTTGCTGCTGGAACAACAGTTGCAAACGTAGATGATGCTACCACAATTACATTATCTGCTGAACCAACTGCATTGGGTCCTGCAGTTCTGAACTTTATTCCTGCATTTGGAGATCCTGCAAATGATCATCAGTATACTGTTAATGCTCTTGGTGTTGTTGATACTATAACATTAGACAACGTTGGTAATGGTTATTCACCTGGAGATGAATTTACAATCAATTCTGGAGATCTAACTCAACCAATTGAATATCCTGTAACATCTAAAGATGTTCAGAAAATTACATTTGTTCAAACAATTGCTGCTGGAACTATTACAACCAGTGACACCATTGAAGCGTTAGCGGGTGATATTACAAACATCACATTTACTGGTGGTGATACATCTCAAACTACAACTGGTCCTCTTGCTTGTAACTGTGTTACAGGGCAATTCACCGCAACTCTTTCCTCAACAACTGGAATTAGTGTTGGAGACCTAGTATCAGAAGATTCAAGTGGTAACCTTGCAATTGATGTTACTGTTGCATCTGTCGATAGTGCAACTCAAGTAACATTATCTGCAGCATTCCTAAACACTGCAAGCATTAACCTAACATTTACTTCGGACGAATCAGGAACATTTACTGGTGTTGCATCCACAGGTGGTAATGGTAGTGGTGCGACATTTGATGTTGTTAGAAACACAAACGGAACAATCGCAAGTGTTGCTGTTAATGATGGAGGACTTGGATATGCTGATGCTGATACTCTAACGATTGCTGGTAACTTGGTTGGTGGAGCAACGCCTGCCAATGACATTACAGTAACTGCAGCGACTGTTAATGGTGCAACTGCGATTCCTATCTTGGATGTAAGAACATCAAGTGGTAATATCACAAGTCTTTTGTTAGAGACTGATCAAGCATCACTTTTAACCAGTGGCGCTAGTGTTATTAAGACAGGTGCTGCTTCTACTGTATACACCACAGATACTGTTTCTTCACTAGAATATAGATTCTACATTGACACTGGATCTGGTGCAACGTTACATCCAAACTTGACATTGTATGTTGGTAGTACTTACAGATTTAATACTAGTGACAACAGCATGTCTGGTCACCAGTTTAGTTTCTCCACATTCCCAGATGGATTCTATTCTCCAAGTTTGATTGAGAATATTACCACAACTCTAGATGTTGCAAGTTATCAAATTACTGTAGCTTCCACAACTGGACTTCAGGTAGGAATGGTCGCCACTGTTATTAGTGGAGATGGTGTCGTCTTATCAGATACAAGAATTCAAAGTATCGATAGTTCTACACAACTAACTCTAGATAAATTACCATCTACAGGTGGAACTACTACTCTATCATTCTCTGGTGTTGAATACACAGATGGTGTTCAGAGAGGTGTTGATTATGTTGATATTTCTATCACAGCAACTACTCCAACACTATACTACTTCTGTGCGTCTGGTGACGGTCATGAAAACGAGGGTGGTGAAGATGGTGCAGAAGCATCAATCACTATCGATCCAAATAACCCTAAAGTATTTGGTAGCGGATTCTTACTAAGAGCAACGGATATTTCTACAGTTAATATCATCAGAATGGAAGTTCTGGATGGTGAAGTCTCTGCAGAAACAATCACAGCAACATCTGGAACTATTCCAACTCTGGATGCAACAACATTAACAACAGAAACTACTGAAGCATCAACTAGTGTTACTACTCCACTTGTTACAAATGGAACCACAGGACCAGTAACATTAACAGGAACATCAATTATTTCAACTAATGACTTCACAGTTGGTGGTTTTGGTGTAACTCAGGCAGACGGTAATGTATTAACCAGTGGTGAACTCAAGACTACAGACAAACTCAATGTAAACGATAACGTATTCATTGAAAATAACATTATTTCTACTGATGCTGGTAGTGACCTAATTCTTACTGCTCCTACAGGCAAGGTTACTAGAGTTACTGGTTTTGCATCTCTTAATATCCCTGCAGGTACAACTGCACAACGTCCTGGTGCAACAGGTGCTGCAAACGGTTCTATCAGATTTAATACTGATAGTGGACAATACGAAGGTTATAGTGCTGCAACTTCTTCCTGGTCTTCTCTTGGTGGTGTAAGAGACTTGGATGGAAACACATACATCACTGCAGAACTTTCTATTGGTTCTAATGATAACACACTTTGGTTCTACAATGATGGAACTAATACTGTTAAGTTTACACCAAATGAATTAGAATTTAGAACTAATAAGACTATCAAGTCTGCTAACACTGCTGCTCCTGCATTTACTGAGTGGGTTGCAAATGCTCCTGTTCTAGTTGGTGCATATCTCAAGCATAAGAATAATCTTTATGAGGTAACTGTTGCAGGAACAACTGCTACTAGCGGTAACGAACCAACACACACTTCTGGAACAGCAACAAATGGATCAGCAACTCTATCCTTCTGGGGTCTTGCAGTTGGACCTCTAACATTTGTTGACGTTGAGGAAATTAGATTAGATCCATTAGGTTCTTCTCCTCTTGTAATCAACGGAGATTTAAGACTAAGAGACAATATCATTGGTACAGATCTAAATGATCTTATCTTACAACCTAACGCTGGTAAGAAAATTGTATGTAATACAAACACCACATTAGCAGTTCCTGCTGGAACAGATGCCGAAAGAGGTGCAGTAGTTCAAGGTGGTATCAGATTTAACACAACTGCTGGTCAGTTTGAAGGTTATGATGGATCTAACTGGGGTTCTCTTGGTGGTGTTAAAGACGTTGATCAGAACACTTACATTATTCCCGAGACTGCTCCTGGTGCAAACGAGAACATCTTGTATTTCTACAATGATGGAACCAACACGATGCGTCTCACTGCATCTGCACTTGAGTTCTACTCTGTAGATACTATCATCTCTAGCACATCTGGTGAGTTTGAGATTACAGCAGGTTTGATGACATTTGATAATGCTGAAACAACTCTTGATAATACTCAAGCAGATAGAACATTCTTACATTCTAGTAAGCAGTACTTCGACTTAGGTCTTTCTGGTGGTCTTTCTGTTGATCCAATCCTTAGACTTGATAATCAAGGTGATGTCTATTTCAACACTGGTTTTGGAACTGGTAATTTTAATGGCGTTAAAGTCTTCGATGGAGATCTTAAAGAGTTTGAACTTGCAGATGTCAGAATCTTGACAGAAAAAATTACTCTAGTTAAGGGTGCTTCTAATACTGGTGGATCTAACATGTATGACACAGCAGCAGAAGTTGGTTCAAAAACTGTTGTAATTGCAGAAAACTTAAATAGTAATGATAGAGAGTTCTTTGAGTTTGGTGTTATAGATAATGGAACAGACATTTTCCATACAGAGTATGGCAATGTTAAAACTGGCACACAGTTAATTGTCCCTACGTTTGAAAGAACTTCTGGAGGTCTTGCCAGAATCAATTTTGAACTTGGTGCTAATGTAACTTCTGGTCATAACATCGAGATTACTATCGTTTCCAACATTACGAAGAAATAACCAATGGCAACCACAATCGAAAAATTTGATTCTAAAGGTGGATTTTCTGTAGGCAAAACTATCGTCGTTGACGAGTTAAGGAATGCCAAAGATATCAATACTTTAGAATTAAAAAATAGCAATTTTACTGATAGTAATACAACTCGTTATATCTTAAGAGGTCTTAATACCTCTACTCTTGACTTGGATGGATTAGGAACAAAAATTCCTATTGCAAACTCAACACTTAATTTTATTACAGGAAACATCATTGCTGTAAATGATGCAGGAACTGTATATGCAACTAAGTTTGAAACTGCAGTTTCTTGTGATGGATCTGGAAATGTAACTGTTATGTCTAGTTTCCAAACAGTAATCAAAGATGATATCCCATCTGGTGAAACTTGGAACATCGTTCCTACTGGAGGAACAAATAATTTTAGCTACAATACGACTAGAGCTGGCACAACTTCAACCATTAAGTGGGTTTCATCCACTGAAGTTATCAGTATCGCCTGGGCGTGATGCTAAATATACAATAGGAAAAAAGTCAAGGGCACGGGAACACCATGAGTTTTCATATTAATTCCGATAAAGAGAAAATTAGGGGCGTCAACCCTAAACTCATCGGTGATAATGAAGCTACGATTAGAGTAGGCACGGGCGCAGATGAGAAAGAAGTCTTGCGTACTGAGTTGGACATTAACACGTCCTTACCTCGTGTTGGTATTAACCGAACTGGACAAAGAGTTAACAACATTGTTCTCGATACCGCAGGAACGGGATATACGGTAAACCCTGACGTTACAATCACTGGAGGAGGCGGTAGCGGCGCTCTAGCATCCGCGTTTATCTTCAATGGTAAAGTCACTACTATTGCTGTTAACACTCCTGGAACGGGGTATACGAGTGCTCCTCTAGTCACTATCTCTGGTGGTGGCGGTCAAGGTGCAACTGCAACGGCATTCCTCGATACTGTTGATTACGAACTTGACATTAACGGTGCTATTAGAACATCTACGTCTATCATTTCTGATACGGCGAGAATTCTAAACCTGGATATTGATAACTTTGTTACTCCAGATGCTAACTTCAGGGGTCCTAACCTGAAGACTTACATGAATAACACAGGAACACTGTGGTCTTCTAGTGTTATTCTACAGAAAGATCAGTACAGATATTTTGGTGCTAACGTTTATCAAGCACTGAATACTGGACAAACTGGATCTGAGGCACCAGAACACGTAGATGGTGTTGTCAAAAACGGTGAAGTTGACTTCAAACACATTGGTTTCCGCGTCAACGATCCAAATGAATTTGGATATAATACTACTGGTGACGCTGGAGTATTCCCAAGATCAATTACACCTCTACTAGGTGATAGATCTGACAAGATTGCAACCACAGAATACGTCCTCAACCTAGCAACGAATGATGTTGGTGGTCGTATTTACGTTTCACAGCAGATTGGTTCTGACCTAAACGATGGTCGTTCTGCTGTAAACCCAGTTAGAACAATTAAAAAGGCAGCACAGGAAGCATGGAAAACTCCTGGTGTCAAAGAAACTATTATCGTTTCTGGTGGAGATTATGTAGAAGATAACCCAATCTCTCTACCACCAGACTGCTCGGTTGTTGGTGATAACTTGCGTCTGGTAATTATCAGACCTGCCAACCCTGGCAAACACATCATGAAGTTCGGTGATAAGAACTATGTGATTGGTGTTACTTATCGTGACCAAATTGATTCCAACGGTGACCCAGTTGCTACTTGGGATTTTGCGATGGTCTTTGACGATAAGCAAAGAATTATCGTTGATAGAGAAGTAAATGGTGATTTTGGAACATCCTTCCCAGTTGGTCATCAAATCTTCGGACCACAACAGTTCCGTGTTTCTTTCCAGAACAACACAGGTCTTGCCACATTAACATCAAATTTAATTGTAAAAGGTGTTAACACTGGTTCTAGAGCAAAAATTATTGACGTAACATTTGCAGATACAACAGGTGCTAGTGCATTTGTAAATGGAACAATCGATGTACAGTTAACATCTGGTTCTTTCGTTGAAGGTGAGCAATTCTCATACATCACATCTGCTGGTGCAGGTTCTGCTATCAACCTCAATATCTCTGGTCAACAGGGAGCAAACGTTTTAAGATTTACACAAGATCCAACAGGAACTATTCCTGGAGGCACAGTTGTTCAATTGATAGGAACACCGTCTTCTGGAAGTGCTTTCACTGGATTCTATGAAGTTGCTGCTATTGACAGCACACAATCTGCAAGCAATATCTGGGATGTAACTTTCTTCCCAATTCTAAACGCACCTTCGTGGGATGCTACAGGAGTTGGAGGTACATACACAATCAACCAAGCAACAGCAGTAACACAAACAATCGACACGACCAAGATTAAGTCGATTCGTGCTGAGGGTGAGGTTGTATCTGTAGATGATGATTATACCACAACTCTACCTATTTCTAGAATTGACTTCTCTCTACAGGGAGATCCAAGCATTGCAACTGGTGGTTTCCAGAGTGCTCAGTTTGGTAATGCAGAAGACCTTGGTGGTATTGTATTCTACACTAACGCACTAGTTGGTAGAACTAATACACATGACTTCAAAGAAGGTCAAGAAATTTTACTCGAAAACTTACCAACATCTAATCCAGATCTTTCGTTCCTTAACGGAAAACAAAGAATTTACAAGGTCATTGAAGACGCTGATGGTCGTTGCAGAAGATTTGTTATTCCTAAGAAAGTTCCATCTATTACAGATGCAAACTTAGATCCAGGTCAATTTGCAACCGTCAAGAGTTTCTCTAAAGTAGTTACTCTATCCCTACTCAACTCTCCAAACACATTCCCTCTATCTACACCTGTAGAAAGAAGATTCCAAGATGCTTGCACATTCTTACGCAACAACAGAGAGTTTATTGCAGATGAAGTTGTAGGAAGAATCAATAGACAATTTGCTAAAGATTACTATCAAGTATCTGAAATTACTGGTGGCGGAGATACATTCAAAGTATTCTTAGGTCAGACTCCAGTAACTCATACTTATGTTTCTGGTGGTACAGTTAAATTTGAAAATACAACTGTAAACATTACTGGTTTTGTTTACGATAATGCAAACACTGGATATGCAACTATCACAGTTGATACTGCACTAACAACTCTAGTAGATGATGACACTGTTAAGCTAGCAGATATTCTACTGTCATGTGAAGCTGGTCAAAAGACTTATCCTTCTTACAGTTCTCCAACTAGTGGAAATAATACTGGAAGCGATGGTGATGAACAGTGCCGTCAAGATGTTATCCACTTTGTCAATGCTCTTATCAGAGACTTGGAATTTGGTTCCAACTTCAACATCATTGAAGCAGCGAAGAAGTATATTGTTGGTGGAGACATTGCATACATCAAAGATGAGATTGTTCAGAACTTCCGTGCTATTGAATATGCACGAGAGCTTTGCATCTATGCAATGAGAAACTGGAGAACTGGCAACGGCACTCCAACAGATCCAATTTATACACCAGTATATTCTACTGTACCAAGATACTTTGATGATACTGTAATTACATCTACAGCATTATTAAATGCAGATGGAACTCCAAATAATACTGGTTTTGCTTGTAACGATGTAAGATCTGCAATTGATACTCTTGCATTCCTCTGGGTTGATGTTATCACAAAGAACCAGAATGGAACTTATCTAGATGCAGCGTATCTAATTGAAAGAAACAAGCATCTTATTGCTGATCAAGCACTCCGTGATACACTCGGTCAGTTCCCACTATTTGCGCTTGATAATACAAACGAGAGAAAGTGTAAGAGAGACATTGCTATTACACTAAGTAATCTAGCAAAAGACCTTTGCTTTGGTGGTAACGAGAATATTGTTGCTGCTGCCGAAAGTTACTTTACCTCTACTGCTCTAACTGGAATTCCAGAAGCACAAAGAGCAGAAACAGTTTATGCATATCAAAGAGCTAAGACATATGCTATCGCAGCAATGCGAAATTGGAGTGATGGTACATATGTAGATTTCACTCCAACTAATGCAGTTTACACAGCATCAACAGGTGCGTTAGATGTAATCTTCCCTGATCCAATTGTTGCTCCTGTTGTAGGAGATAGAATTGCATTTAAAGAAGAAGCAATTGCATTCCAATGCACATACAACAGCAATACAGAGACACACTCCAGTCCACTAAGAACAGATGCAAACTACGGTAAGAGTCATGTTATCACAGCAGTAAGTTCTTCTGGTGGTGTTACCACAGTTAGTTGTAATGTTGGTGATGCTGGTCTCGCATCTGGTTCTGCACATACTTTTGTTAGTGCTGTAGCTAATGGATCAATCCTTATCTACAATCCAACTCAACTCACATCTCCAATTCCTAAGTTTGAAGATTGGAATATTCTTCTAGATGCTAGTGCAGGAAATGCTTTAGCACAACACACACCAACAGCGGCAACATACAACCCTGCTAATGGTGACTTCACAATGACTGTGGTTGGTCATAGTGTTACTACAAGCAATAGCATTAAACTTGCTCCTGAATCATTCACATTTACATGTGCAATGGATGGCAATGCTACAGAGCATAGATTGCCAGAATCTGGTCAAGCAGCATATGCAAATTCTTTACCAGTCACATCAACAACTGCCGATACATTTACAATTAATGTTGGTGCATCTGGTCCTGATCAACAATGGACTCCATCAGATGCAACATATGATCCTGCTACAGGTTCTTTAGTTCTAACCATTGGTAGTGGTCATGGACTATCTACTGGTGAAGGTGTTGTAATTGATGATGGTGGTCTATCGTTTACCTGTACGATGGATGGTAATCAGACTACCAAGACTTATCCACGTAACGGAATTGATCCTTATTCTGGAAGATCTATCCCAATCGATAGCGTAACTGATACAACTATTACCCTAAACGTTGGTGTATCTGGTCCTAACGTACAATTTACTGCCCTTTCTGGTACAACCTACGATGCAACAACTGGTGATCTAGTTCTGAACATCGGTCAGCATGGTCTTGGAGTAGGTCGTGGTATCGTAATTGCTACTGATTCCCTCTCCTTTACTTGTGATCAGGATAGCAATGGTTCTATTCACACATATCCTCGTGCATCTGACCCTGCTGCAGGTCAATCATTAGCTATTACAGCAGTTGGTTCTACTCAACATACAGTTACTAACGCAGTTTATACCGCATCTAATGGCAGATTGGTACTAACATCTGCTGGTCACGGTTTTGCTAATGGAGATTACATCAAAATTGCTGATGGATCTCTCACATTTACCTGTGATCTAGATGGCAATACAGCACAGAAAGCATATCCTCGTGCTAACTTCGACTATCCAAGTGGAAGATGGTTACAGATCAGTAATGTAACTACCGATACGTTTGAGGTTAGTGTTGGCAATTCTTCTTATACTGGAGCACATACATTTGTAAGTGCTACAGCTAACGGCATTGATAGACAGACTGGAACAATTACAGTTAATGTTGGTGCATCTCCTGCTGGTCAGCAGTATACACATAATTTTGTATCCTCAACAGTTGGTGCAATCTCACATAGTCCACAGTCTGCACACACATTTGTAACTGCTGCTACTAATTGCCTCAAGCATCTACCACAATCTGCACATACATTTGTAAGAGCAGCACAGAATGCTGCTGTTGTATATGCTTCTGGTGGTAACGCTAATTGTTCTGGTGTTGCATCTTCCATCAACACATCGATGGAACTCTTTGAAGACATTCTAGATGGAACAATTCCTGCAGGATCTACTAATAGAACTAGCAATCCTCTATATGATACCGCACAAATTCTTTCTTATCCAGAGAACTTTGTTACTGATTCAAATAACAATCGTCTGGCAATTCGTGGTATCTTTGATGATTATCCAATTATTGAAGCATCTCCATACACCCAGAACGCTTCTGTTATCTCCTTCCTAGGTGGTGGCGGTGCTGAGGTTGACGGTGCTAAAGTCAAGCAACCTAACTGTCCTTTCCCTGGTCTGGAACTAGACGGAACAGCATCCTTCCCGAACCAAGGTAAGTCGATGGTTGCATCGGCATTTACGATTGTCTCCTTTGGTGGTACTGGTTATAAGGTCATCAACGATGGTTACACCCAGTTGGTTTCCGTCTTCGTTATCTTCTGTGCTGACGGTGTTCTTGCTGAGTCTGGTGGTTATTGCTCCATCACGAACTCTGCTACAAACTTCGGTCAGTTCGCACTAAGAGGTGTAGGTTTCCGTAAGGATCCATATGAGTTTGACATCGCAACAATCTCCAACGTTTCCTCTACTCCAACTGGTAGAACTATTCTAACAGTAAGTGGTCTTGGTAGAGAACCACTAGAGCACTATGTTGTCAAGATTGACGGATACGAAAATACAAATCCTGATATTGAATACTTCATTGATGTCGTTGCTGGCGTCACTGTTGGTCCTCCTTTCTCTGCTCAGCTAACGATCGATGATGGTACTGGTGGTGCCATGGATCTAACAGATAAGTCCACTGGTCAAGCAGTAGCTACCAGTGTTCTATCTGGTCAGACAATCAATCTACACAGACCATCTATTGTTAACTCCTCCTCTCATACTTGGGAATTTGCAGGTTCTGGTACTAACTATCTTGCACTACCTGAGAACGGTGGTACTAAGATCGAAGCATACGAGCAAGTATCTGAGCAATATGGTCGTGTATACGTCTCTGGTACTGACGAACTTGGTGACTTCAAGGTTGGTACATTTGCTAGAATCGAAAACAGAACTGGTGCTATTACCTTTACTGGTACGGTTACCATCTCTGAAGTTGAATTCTTGAAACTGAAAGGTGGTGACGTTGTTGTTACTGGTTTCGACGCATCTAACACACTTGGTGGTGCTAACTCCAGTGACTCTAAACTACCTACTCAGAAGGCAGTTAGAGATTATATCACTAACAACCTCGGTCCATACATCAACAAACCATATTCTACGAACGCTGTTCCTAGAGCACTGGTTGAACTTACTGACTCTGGTAAGATCTCTATCGACCAGATCCCAGCACTTAGACCATTCAGTGTCTTCACTGTTGCAAACCAAGCAGAGAGAACATCTCTAGAAGGCGCACTTGCTGGTGACATTGCAATTCAACAGGATACATCACAGTCATTCATTCTTAACAATGACAACGATAGTCTCTTCCTTGGATTCCAACCAGATGCAAGTCTTGCATTTACTGTTGGTGACATCTTCACTGGTAGTTTAACTGGTGGTCGTATTCAAGCTACTGAGTACAGAAAGGGTGTTGTCTATCAGATCAACGTTACTAACGGTGGTTCTGGTTACACTACTGCTCCTACAATTACATTCTCTGGTGGTAACCCAGAAGCAGGCGCAGTATCAGCAGCAGCAACTTGTACCATTGCAAACGGTCAAGTTGTTACTGTCACAATCATTGACTTTAATGGATTTAAAGGTGGTAAAGGATATACCACTGCTCCTACCGTAACATTTGCTGCTCCTGTTGGTGCTGGTACACAAGCAGTTGGTAATGCTCTAATTGAGAGCAGACTGTATGGTGATATCGTTAACAACATCAAGATTGAAGATACTGATACATTCGACGATAGCACATCGCCTACTGCAAATACAGTCAACATTAACAGAGTTGTCAATACTTCTTCCTTCACCAACTCTAACTGGGTATCTCTATCTTCTAACCAGATTGCTGCATCTGACATCACATCTGGTGTTATTGAAACAGATAGACTTGCATCTGGTGGTGCTGCAAACTCCTTTACCTTCCTCCGTGGTGATCAGAACTTTGCTCTCGCAATGCAATCCATTAAGGGTGCTGAGGGTAGATACTTTGCAAAACTAGCATCTCAGTGTACTACAGGATCATCTCAGATGGTCTTTACCACGAACTCTGATGTTCTTATCGGTCACGAAGTTAAGAACACTGTAAGTGGTGTCCAAGCTAATACAAACATTACTGGTGTTATTACAGCAGCAGGTCTAACTACGATCTCCCTAAACAACCCAGTCAATGCAACGATTCCTCTTGGAACAATTATTGAATTCGAGCGTGGTGCATCTCCACTAACGTTTGAGTCAACATTCACTCAAGGTGGATTCGTTGATGACGTTATTATTGCTAACGCTGGTTCTGGTTATACCAACGGTCAATACTTCGACGTATCTCTAGTTGGAGGATCTGGAACAGGTCTCAAGGTAAACTTTGTTGTTGCAGGTAACGCAGTTACAGAAATTACCGTAACTGATGGTGGTACTGGATACAGCGGTGACTTTACTATCACTACTGCTCCTGGTGCATTAGGTGCTGGTTCTAATCTTGTCTTAGAAGCAAAAGTTTCTACTGTTAACAGACAGTATGCAAACGTTGCTATTGACGTTCAGAGAGCTACTGATCTCACAATTTCTGCTGACCTCTACGGTACAATTGGTGTTTCTAGATTCAAGAAATCTCAGTTTAACATCGGTCAAGCAGGTAACGGTTCTATCGAACTTAAGACTGGTGCAGACAGTGGACTTGACGCTGACTTACTAGACGGTGTACAAGGTTCCTTCTACCTCAATGCTAGTAACATGAGTGCTGGTACTCTATCTTCTGATAGACTATCTGGAACTTATAACATCTCAATTTCTGGTACAGCAGGTAACACGATTCGTGTTCTCACAGGTACTAACAACCCATCTTCTTCTCCTGCTCCTAACAACTTCAGTTCTGGTATTGTTTCTAACACAATCTTCAACAGTGCTAACGGACTAAACGACGGTGGCACCAGAAACATGACCGTAACCTTCAGAAATGGTGGGTCTGGTTTCGATGCTGGATTTGGTGGTGTAAGACAACTTGCATTCACGGATAATGACAACATGTATATCCGTGGTTCTGGAACTGGTGTTTCTAGTTTCGGTACATGGGCAAAAGTCTGGTCGTCTCTAAATGACGGTCTTGATTCTGGTCTTGACGCTGACAGACTTGACAATAGACAAGGTGACTGGTATCAGAATGCACTTAACATCAACTACGGAACATTATCTGATAACAGACTTCCTAGATTTATCAGTGCAACCAACTTTAGAGATAATGTAACTGTCAAAGGATTCCTTGGTGATCCTAAGTTCAGAATTTACTTCTCTGGAGTTATTCTCGATACATCTTCTACTGGTGTATTTGCTCCTGGTAATCCTATCAACCTCTACAATGCTAACGCACAGGCAGTTGGTAGCTTTACTATTGACTCGGTTACTGTTAATGATGACACCTCTGACAACTTCAATGACTTCACCATTCTAATTGGTAGACTTACTTCTGGTAACTTTATTGGTGCTCTTACCGCTGGTAGTGCATCTAACAGACAACCATTTGATGACTTTACTCTAGAAGATGGTAACACAGTAGATGTTGGTAAGATTGTTAACAATGCTGGATCTGGTGAACTAAAACTTGGAAGAGTTGATGGTCAATCATCTAGTCCTGCAATTTACTTCAGATCTTCTCAGTTAGTACCTGGAGCTCCAGACAATCACTACACAGCTAAACTCGAAGCTGCTGGTGGTACTGCTACAGCAGGTTCTGGTACATTAGCATTGACAGTTCTAAATGCTGATGCATTTACTATCAATGGTCAGAGAGCATGGAACGAAGGCAACATTCAGTTTAGTTCTTCTAACATTGCTAACTACGCAGTACAACGTGATGGTTCTGGCAACTTCTCTGCTGGCACAATTACTGCAACCTTAACTGGTGCTGCATCACTTAACGTTCTTAAGACTGGCGACACCATGACTGGTTCGCTTGTCCTAACTGGTGCAGGTTCTAACCTCACTGTTAGTGGAACAGCAACTATCAATAATGTAACAACGTTAA